ATCACTATCAGATTGGCGAGTTTTATAAGACCGAGCTGACCATTGAAAAGAAGGTGGAGGCGGCCAAGCGGCTTAAGCTGGTGTTTAACATCGAGCAATTTTACTGCGACCCTGCTAGGCCGGACGATATTGCGAGCTTCAACGTCGCTAAGCTCAACGCTATCGGTGCAAACAACGACATTCGAAGCGGCATAGACCGGCACTACGAGCTGATAAAGACCAGGCGCTACAAGATCTTTAGGGGCACGAGTCCACACACCATGGACGAGCTGGAGCTATATCATTATCCGAGGCCAGAGGACCGTGGCGCTGACAAGGACGACACCGAGGAAATGCCGGTGGATAAGGACAATCATTGCCTAGACAGCTCACGCTATGTGTCTATGCACACCTATAAATCGACGGAAAAGCATCGACCTATGGTGCCTGACCCGTCGACTAAATCGGAAGACATTTACAAGAGAATCGAGCAGCATAAGCGAAGGCCGAGGACTAACCGACAGGAGGTTTGGAGCTAATGGCACCAACGTATGAATGGTCATGCGCGAACGGTCACGACTGGGACGTTGTGACGACGATTGCCCAAAGGGACGAGAGCCAGATTTGCCCTGAATGCCGCTTTGTGGGCGTGAGGGGCATCACCATGCCGCAGATTGACAGGACGGCGGCGGGAGACTGGAACCGGGTCGAATACAACCCCGGCCTTGGCCAATGGACTAAATCGTGGAAGCACGGTCGGCAAATAGCTAAACAAATGGGGCTTGAGGAGATAGGCAACGAAAAGCCAGGAACTATCCTGCAAAGGGATGATAAGCGTAGGGCTGAGAAGAGAGAGGCACGGTGGGCGGACGACCGCGAGATGGTTTATAGTAAGTAAACAACTATAGAACAACGGGGCCGACAGGATGTTGGCTCTTTCAGTTCAAGGATGAACAAAATGGCTGAATACAGTCCCGGCATGACCGGACCGCTCGATGAGCACGCGCCTAGATCATCGGATTCCCCGTCTGGAAGCAGCGTCTATACGCCAACCGACGAGGAGAAGAAGGCAATTAAACTGGCTGAGAAGCTGTTCAAGAAGGCCAAGAAGCATCGCGGTCAGTACGACAGCAAGTGGGTGGATTTCTACCACATGTTTCGCGGGAAGCAGTGGAAGGAGAACCGCCCAAGTTTCCGGCATTCCGAGGTTATCAACCATATTTTTAAGTCTATCCAATCGACTGTGCCGATTCAGATGGACGCCAGGCCACGGTTTGAGTTTCTGCCCGAGGAGCCAGGAGATATGGAGCTGGCGGAAATCCTAAACGAGGCCGCCGAGTCGGATTGGCTGAGAAAAGGATGGGGCGAGCAGCTACTAGAGACGGTTTACGATTCGAATATCTACGGCACGGGCTTATCCAAGATGATGTTTGACCCCAACGCCGACATGAAGCGTGGGGATTTGGATTTTGCGAGCTTAGACCCGCTCTATTGCTACCCGGATACGGACGCCAGGGACGTGAATAAAAAGTGCTGGTATTTCATCTATGCAGAGCCGATGGACGTTAAAAAGATCAAGCGCCTATATCCCGAAAAGAGGGAGTTTTGAAAGGGCGATTTAACCGACTTGGCAGCCATGTCTAAGACGGACATTGGCTCTCAACGCTTCCGCTCGCCAGTGGACAATCAAACCATCCTGACTGAGACGGGATCAGGTGGGGATTCGGCCATCAACAAAGACAAGGCTTTGCTTATCACCTGCTGGCTATCGCCGGAAATGTGCGAGGACGACTTTGAAGAGAAAGATATTAGCGAGAAAGACCCTGAAACTGGGGAAGTGGTGCCTAAGTTTCAACAAATTGCCAAGTACCCGAATGGACGCAAGATCGTCACTTGTAATGGCGTTCTGCTTGAAGACACGCAAAATGGCTACGATGACGCTCAGATTCCCTATCAGAGGTACGCAAATTATATTTTGCCTAGAGAATTCTGGGGAATCTCAGAGGTAGAGCAGCTCGAGGGTCCGCAAAAGACCTTTAACAAGATGGTTAGCTTCGCTCTGGACGTGATGACCTTGATGGGCAATCCCATTTGGATGGTGCCTTCCTCAAGCGGAGTTGACCCAGAGAATTTGACCACTCGCCCCGGCCTTGTCGTGGAATATGACGGGGAAGCCCCACCAAGTCGCGTCGAGGGAACGCAGCTTCAGCCCTATGTGCTTCAGATGATTGACCGAATGGGCCAGTGGTTCGACGCTGTTTCTGGCAGCCAAGACGTCACCCGTGGCGTAAATCCTACGGGCGTCACAGCGGCTTCGGCAATCTCGTCGCTTCAAGAGGCTGCACAGACCAGAATTCGCCAAAAAGCTCGCAATCTTGATGGTTATCTCCAGCAAGTGGGCCAGCAATGGCTTTCCCGCACCTTCCAATTCCGCACGGCTCCTATGATGTATCGTCTCACCGGCAAAGACGGCGTGGAGAAGTATTTTAGGATGCACGTCGAGGACTACGAGATTACGCAGCCTCAGCTCCAGCTAGACCCACTCACTGGCCAGCACGTTCCCGTTGACGTGCCGACTGGGGAGATGGGCAAGCGCGTCATAGTCCAGCCCTATGCAGCCAATGGCTTGATGAATCCTGAGGATATGAGACAATATGAAACACGAGCGAAATTCGACGTACGGGTGACAACCGGGTCGTCCCTCCCCTTCGCCAAAGCAGAAAAAGAGCAAAAACTCTTAAACTACTTTGACAGGGGAATCATTGACGCTGAAGAAGTGTTAAAGGGATCGGAATATCCGAATTGGCAAGCGGTCCTCCAGCGCGTGCAACAAAAGCAGATGGCAGATGCCCAAGCTGCGGCACAAGCGAAGGCTGGACAACAAGCACCGATGGCAGGTTAAACCACTTGCCGTTTACGAAAGTTTGCGTTAGTGCTGTATAATAATCAATCACTTCAAATTTATCGGGGTCAACATGCCAGAAGCTCCTATGCAAGGCGCGGCGGAAGAAGGCCAAGAGGGCGGCAGTCCTGCGGAGATGGTAGCTGCTGCGGGGTCTTTGCTCACCAAGATTGCGGATCTTGCTCAAAACGGTGACGTTCCACCTGAGGCGGCGAAGGCTTTTCAGGCCGCTTTGTCTGCTTTCACGGCTGGTGCACAAGCTCTTAGCGGTGGCAAGGATGCTTCCGCTGGTGGTGCAACGTCGATGGAGCAAGGTGCGTCTGGCGCACAGCCAATGTCGATGGATCGCCCAAGCTAGTTTCTTTGTTTCTTAAGGCTGACATGGATGTTGGCCTTTAAAACTCAAGGATGAGTGAAATATGACTGAGGCCCAAGGCCAAGCTCAGGAAGAGCTTGACGTTGATAAGCTGTTAGAAGAAGTCAGTGCGCCAGCTCCAGAACGCCAGATGTCGGATGCCCAAGAGGCGGCTCCACCTGAGGCGGTTGCAGAAGAAAAGCCAGCCGAAAACCATTGGTGGTCATCGGTAGAAATCGACTGGAACGGCAAAAAGATCAAGCCGGACAGCGAGGACAAGGCTAAGACTTGGCTGCAGCAAGGCTATAACTATAGCCAGCGCGTGGGCGAGCTAAACAAAAAGCAAGCTGCTTGGGACCGCGAGCGCTTAGACCTTTTGGAATACAAGAACAAGTTTGGCAAGTATTCCGAGATCGACGAGTTTGCAGCCAAAAACCCTGAGTGGTGGCAGCACGTTCAAAAGTCTTGGCAATCGCGCGAAATCCCGCAAGGCGTAGACCCAAACATCGCGCAGGTGCTTTCTCCCATTCAAGAGAAGCTGTCGAGGTTTGAGAACTACCTTCAAACGATTGAGCAGCAAAAGCACGAAGCAGAAATCAAGAAAGCGGACGAGTCACTCAGCCAGGAAATAGAGTCGATCAGGAAGTCACATCCTAATATCGACCTATCAGCCGTGGACCAGGAGAGCGGGGAAACCCTAGAGCGCAAGGTTTTGAAGCACGCATTAGACATTGGCACCAACAGCTTCGGAGTCGCGTTCCGGGATCTATTCCACGACCAGCTTGTCACAACGGCTAAAGCATCTGGTCTAGAGGCCAAGGCGAAGGAAGCACAGGTCAACGCCAAGAAGGGAATCATTGGGACTACCCAAACTCCAGTCAAAGAGTTGAAACCCGTCAACACTCGCAGGCCGTGGGGCGACCCGTCTTTTAGGGGGGAGAACATTCTTCAAGAACTTGGACTTAAATAAAAAGGAGAGCCTAAATGGCACTTACATACGACCAAATCAGCTCGATTACACAAAAAAAGTTTATCCCAAAACTCATCGACTCCATTTTCGACTCTGACCCAATCCTCCAGCGCGCTAAGGAAAAGGGCTGGGCTGGCACTGTCGACGGCGGAACCTCGGTGATCTACCCATTGAACTACGCTCAAGCAACTGCTGAAGGCTGGTTCCAAGGCGCAGAGACACTCAGCAACGTCGATAACGATGTAATGACCGGTCAAGTGGCCGCCTAGATGAGTAATCATTTAGTGAATAACTGGGGAAAATCGGTGGATGCTGAGATTGCAAATACCGAGGTAAAGCAGGGAATCAAGGCCCTGGCTCACCGTAACGCATACCGCATGAACCTGACAACATCGTCAGAATATAAGGCGGCACGAGTCCCTGGCAGCCTTCAAGGGCTGAAAATATATGCTGAACAACCGCAAATGAATCCAGAGAAGCGGTTGAAGTTGGGGATAAAAAGCCCCAGCGATAACAAAATTGGCTGAATACAACTGGAAGCAACGTTATGTGTCAATCGTAATTACAAGGAGAGACGAGCTGATCAACAGCGGCGATGCCCAAATCATCGACTTTGTGAAGTCTAAGACCCAGATTGCAGAGAAGACCATGGCCGACAAGTTGGCCGATGCAGTCTACAACGCTGGCTCAGACTCAAAGGCGATTGCTGGCCTT